AAGTTTCGTGGCAAACTAGATGCTCCGCTAGATGAAAACGGAAAACTGGATGCCAAGAAGCTCAAAGCTTATTTTCGTGATAAGGAAATCGGTGATGCTTGGGTATCTGATAGCAAGCGAGCCCAAGAGACAGCCGATGAAATACTAGAACAAAAAGGTGTTGTTGCTAGTCCTGATCCAAATCTGAACTCGATTGATGTGGGGAATCTAGCTGGAGAGAAGAAAGCTGACCATAAGGATGATACAAATTACCTCCAAGAGCATCCCGAGGAACCCTTTCCAGGTGGAGAATCTATCAATCAGTTCCGTAGCCGTGTCAGACCAAGGATTGTCCGATCTATTCGGAATGGAATTGATAACGGCGTTCCAAGCATGACAGTTACATCTTCAAGTGTTATCCATGAAGTAGGAAATTTGATTCATGGAGATCACAATATTTGTAAAGTTCGTCCAGGTGGAGTGGCTGGCGTTTATTCGAATGGCGGTCAATTTAAGGCCGTTCCATTGATTAGAGCAGCCAAGGGCGAAGGAGTAGATAAGACTTATGCTTCTTAAGGAGGGCATTATGCCAGAGGAAACAGTTTATACAGGTGCAACTTCAGATGATCTTGATTGTCAAGGACAACACCGATATTTCGCTCTTGAGCCGGTTGGTATTGAGGCCGAGGGCAAGGTTCTAGTCATTTTGGTCTGTACAGCTTGTGGCAAAATCAGGCTTCATGTTGTGCAGGTCACAACTGGCGCTTCACGCATTACGGAGTAAGAAATGGGAGTCCTTCCGAATGAGATTCCCAAGGATCATAATACTGGAGTTCTAATAGCATTGGCTTGTAGTGGTCGCTTAATTACCCCTGAACTCGTAATAGCAATGACCATGCAGCCGATTCCGACACATATGAATCCAGCTTACCTTTGTGTCAAGGGTAAGAAAGTTGAAGAAGCCAGGGAGATTTTAGCTGATACTGCACTTTCAATTCGAGCTAAGTATCTCTGGTTTGTTGATGATGATACAATTCCTCCACCTAATACATGTCGTAGATTGATGTATGTATTAGATAACAATCCAGATGTCATGGTTTGCGGTGGAGTCTATGTTACAAAGAGCGATCCCCCACAACCGGTTGTCTTCCGAGGTATGGGACTTGGCTCTTTCTGGCATTGGAAAGAGGGTGAGATTTTTGAAGTAACAGGCATGGGTGCTGGCTGCATGATGATAAATTGTGAAGTCTTTAAGCACCTTGAAAAGCCCTATTTCCCTTGGGTAGAAGAATACACGAATGAAGCTACCTGCCCAATGAAGTTGATTAGTGAGGATATAGGCTTTTGCAACAAAGTGAGGGCAGCGGGTTTCAAAGTGTTCGCGCATGGTGGTGTTCTCTGCGATCACTTCGATTGTACGACAGGCGAGACTTATCGCCTGTTGGAAGATTCATATCCTCTCAAAAAGGATATCAGTTCTGTTGTTCCTCCACTGGAACAGCAAAAATCCACAAAAGAATAAAGGATAAAACATGGCAACAACTTCGATTTCTCTTTCTTATATTGGTCAAGGTCCCTCTGCTGGTGGGCAAAATATTGCTGATCAGACTAGTGGCCCAAAGGCCAAGACTCTTTACGGATATGGCGCTCTAGTTGCTACATCCGGCACATGGGCATCTCAGACGAGCTGCCCGATTAACTGGATTGATGGTGTACAGTCACTTGGTAAGGTAGTTGTACTAAATCTTCAGTCAGTTGATGTGACTGATGGTACATACACGACTTACCATAGCACTGGCCCTGACAGTTCAGTTCCAGTTGGCACAACTGTTACGATTGCTGGCTTCTCAACTGGGGCTAACAATGGTTCTTTCGTTGTTCATGCTGTCACGAGTTCAACAATCGTAGTCGTAAGTGCGGCTGGTGTTGCAGAAATCAATCCAGCAGCTACTTGCACCTTTACGGTTGGTGGCGTTCCAACGTTCGTGAATCTCTTCTACGCAGGTTCAAATGGTGATTCAGCTACAGCAGCGGCTTCCTTTGCAACAGGTGCAAACATTATAGTTCCGAGCGCAGTCAGTTCTACTGGTTGCACGGCTAACTATAAGAGCCTTGCTACATCGGGTGTTTCTGTTACTATTGGGGCGATTATTGCCTTTTCAAGTTAATCTGGATAACATAGGAGAAAACGACTATGCTATTTAGAGATGAAAATCCAATCCTTGGCCCTTCAACCGTAATTGACTGGACACACAAATCTTTGATTACACAGGCAGTTTATCATGCCGGTGTGACGGATACTGTGCTTCTCTGCAATTATGCCGCTGGCAACCAAGCTATCATTCTTCCTTCCACAAACGTTCCTGTTGGTAAAGTTTTTGTCATCAAACTTGCCGGAGCTGGGTCTCCTGTAAACGTCACTGTAGACAATGGTGCCAACATTGATGCACTCAGTGGTGGACAACTTCAACTCTGGACAGTGCCATCAACTACTGCAAACGGTTCATATTCTGCCCTTCAATGGGATGGAACCCAGTATTGGATAGTTGGATAAACAATCTTCGCTTTGAGGGGCTGAGCGTATCAGCCCCCACATTTTCTAGGAGGATTTGATGACGAGGGAACAGTTAGAAAAGAAACTTGAACAGTACACAGCGCAACTAGAGCAACTGAAAGCTAATGCAAACGCCCTTCAAGGTGCTATTCAAGCTATTCAAAGTCTTATAACCGATCTCGACCAGGAAACCAAACCTGAAGAAAAGGTGTAAAATGGGAGAATTTCGCGGTGAAAAATTAGTTACCGTGGCAATTAAGAACGTCCAGCCTGCTGTAAAAGGCTCTACTGTACTTGCATCGGGTGTAACTCTTACTGATGGGGATGTGGTGCTCTTCACATATGATGACTATCGTAACGTCCCACATGCTGTAGTGGTTAACTCTGGCAATGCGCTTGCTGTTCGATCATAATTAGCACCACCTATAATGGGTCCTAATGTCCATACTACTCCCAGTTCTAGCTAGTGTCTTCTTTAGTCTTGCAGCTTTTGATGGCTGGCTAACTCGTCGAAGGATGCATCTCTTCAATGTAGATATTGAACTTAACCGAGTTATTCACTATCTATGCAAAGTCTGTGGGATCGAACTGGGTATTATGCTTGGACTCATGCTTCCAGCAGCCTGTCTAACCTATCTCTTCTACAAGCTTAACTTTACAGTCGGCTTTGCACTTCTAGTCGGCTTCAGAATCAAGCTTTTCATCAATCAGCTTCAAAGTTTCAAACTGGAGAAATTGATTTTAGCTCAGTTAGGGGGCCGTGGCGCTCCACCCTCCAGCGCCGAAAATGCGGGATCGCAACCCGACAACTCAAAAACGGCCCCCAAAATTTCGCCGGAGGATAAATAATGATCTATTCTGCTGAAGATAGAGCTAAACTAGTAGCTGAAGTCTTCGACAAGGATAAAGTAGTTCTCATATGCTCGAAGCACAAGTGGGCATATGGCACCAAGCGACCGCCTGTATTTGGCTGTAAAAAATGCCAAATGGCCTCGTTTATGGGACTTATGTGCAATATTCCTCCTGCTCGACGATTGGAAGTTCTTGAGATGCTTGAATATAGCGTCCATCATCTTGTTGAAGCTGAGGAAAACGGCACGATCAATGATATTATTTTGAATAAACATCCAAAGGTTACTGTCGAAAAAGGATAAGTACATGGCACGTTTTGCAAATATTCTCATTCCTGCAAGTGAAGGAACCGCGAGGGTGGCGGTTAGTGCGAATTCTACTTCAGCTAAATTGCAGTTAGGAGCCAATCGTATCTTTGTAATCAATTCAGACCATGATGTTAACATTACGTTTGGTGCGAATGCTACGATTACAACTCCTGATGCTACAGCTTATCGAATTCCCGCAAATCAGCAAACAACCTTCGATTTAGGTTCAGCTAGCGACACTATTGAACTTTTCAATCCCTCGCTTACACTAACGGCAAATGTCTTTATTCAATTGCTTTCAGTACAATAAAAAGGAAATAGTATGTCTCGATATGCTTCGATTTTGATTCCTGCGAGTAGTCCTTGTGTCAACATCCCTGGACTTGCCTATCATACGGTTTCATCCCCTGTTACAACCTTGGGATATCACTGTATCTTTGTTATCAACTCAGATCAAGATATTTCTATAACATTCGGAGCAGCGGCCTCGATTGCGACACCAACTGCGACCTCCTATCGCATTCCAGCCAACCAGCAAACAACTTTTGATCTGGGGGCAGCGAGTGATTCTTTGTTGATCTTTAACAATGCAGCAACTTCAGTAGCCGCAAATATTTGGATTCAAAAACTCTCGGTGGTTTAATTAAATGCTACCGCCCCTGGTGCAGTCATACCGATGCTCTGGGATTAATTTCAGTTTCACAACTTTCAACGATTTTTTGTTGTGATCAATCAGACGACGGGTGGACATAGTCTCATCTTTGTGAACTAAGGAAAAAGGTAATGAGTATCTTTGGAACACCGGTATTTAGTTCGGCGGCAGGATGGAGTTCGGGGAGTCTGTCGTCTAGCTCGCTTAACACCAATGTTGGTGACTTGATCGTTGCATATGTATCTGGTAACGCAATTACTCCGCCCTTTAGCGTTCAAGATACTGCTGACTCGATTGCTTACACACCGTTGACGCTGCGCGTTAGTTCTGTTGATGGACGTGATGGGCAGTGGTTCTATCACATCGCGACGAAAGCAAATGCGGCCAACACTGTAACCGTTACTTTTACTACTCCATACGCTATTGATGGGTTACTTGTTTGGGATGTTCCGATTACAGGCGGTACTCCAGCGTATGATGTAGACACCGATTTTCAAGTAAATGCGGCATATACAAATCCCGTTTTGTCGCCTTCGTTCAGTACGGTGGGAACGGATGAGATTGTTTTCGCGGCAATGGACGACTCATCACGCGGCGGTGGTGGTTCTTGGACTCAGGGTTCAGGTTACACGCTTGGCGGTGTGACGTCGCCGTACGGCGAGAACGCTGGAGAGCATCAGATATTTAGTAGTCCGCAAACGGGAATCACAGCATCGTTCGTAGGCAGTTCGTATGGGCAGGTAGACGTCACTGCGGTAGCGTTCAAACTTCAAGAAACTTGTTCAACGCCGAGCTTCAGTCCAAACAGTTGCAATCAAGGACCGTCTTGTACAGTTACGGCAACTTCTACCACTGGCTCAACGATTTGGTATACGACGGATGGTACGACTCCAACTGTCGGCGGTGGTGGTACAACTTCATCTGTCGCTAGTGGTAGCACAATCTCAATCTCAAGTACGACAACTGCAGTCAAGGGAGTTGCGGCTAAGACAAACTATTCTAATAGCTCCGAGGGAGATTCGGGTACTTATACAATCAACGGCGCCGTAGCGACTTGCACTTTCTCTCCTGTAGCGGGTGCTTATGACCCGGCACAAACTGTCAGCATCATAAACACTAACCACACTCTGTCTGGTTTCCAGATTTACTATACCACGAATGGTGATACGCCTGACAACACAAAGTTTGCGTATACTTATGGAACCACGATTCCAATTAGTGCGTCTTGCACACTTAAGGCTATAGCTTACGCGACGAACTATTCCAACAGCGCGGTTACTTCAGCAGCTTACACAATCACATACACGATCTCAGGCAATGTTGGGCTTACGGGGAGTTTGGCTACATCGACTTCAGTGGGTTGGACTGGCAACAATAGTACGAGCGGAAGTGTCACTCCAGCATCTGATGGTAGCTATTCGATTACAGGTTTGCTTTCTACCGTAACGTACACAATCACGCCAGTCAAGGGCACGTATTCGTTCACCCCGGCGTACCACGAAGAAACCATCTCTGCAGCAGACGTTACAGGCGACAATTTCAGTGCAACTTATCTTCAGGTCGCTACCACGACATTCTCTCCTGTTGCTGGCACCTATACAAGCGCTCAAACAGTCACATTTAACAACACGAACTCCAGTTTGTCCGGGTTCCATATGTATTGGAATACAACTGGTTCTCCAACCACGGGTTCAACTCTTTATACAGGCCCTATTACGGTCAGTGCAACAGAGACAGTCTATGTTCTTGCCGTCGCTACGGGCTATGCCAACAGCGCAGTCGGTTCGGCAGCGTATACAATAGGACTTGCTCCTGCACCAACTATCGCGCAGTATATCCATCCTATGCACCAACTCGCGCAAGTGTAAGAGATAATTATGCCCCAAACTATAACAGGTGAGCAAGCAGTAACAAGTGCAACTGGCAGTAATGCTATTGGTACAGGTCCAACTCCAGGAAGTCCTGAAGGAACGACCAATGCCGCTATTACAGACCCTAATGCTCTAGTTGACCTTGCCAACCTGAAACAGTGGACGCTAGATCAACTTCAGAGGCTCCGTAACTTCCGTCGGCCTTACGACCAACGTAGAGCTTATTTCTATCGTCAGTATATCGGACAGCGTGATCGTCGGAACTATCCCGACAACATGACACCACGCTCGAATACCTTTGTTCCATACCCATCTAGTGATACTGAAGCAGTTGTCTCTCGTATTCAAGATGCCTTCTTCAGTATTGATCCGCCAATCGAGTGTCGGCCTCGTGGCGGTACAGATGACAGCGCCTTCAAGATGCAACTGGTGATGTTAACGGCTCTGCATCGGGCAAAGTGGATCAAGTCCATTGAACTGTTCGCTCGTGATCTGTGTATCTATGGTCATGCAGGAATTAAGGTTGACTGGGATTGGGACTATGATATGATTACAGGCCCAGAGCCAATCTATCAAATGATGCCTGTTATAGACCAGAATACCCAACAGCCAGTTGTTGATCCGAGAGATGGCCAGCCAGTTCAGATTCCAGTTACAGGACCAGATGGCAATCCGATTATTATTGGGACTAAGATGGTTACAAAGCGCGTCCCAAGGAATTGCCCAAAGCTGATTCCTATTGATATTTATGATCTGCTCGTTGATCCTGATGAAAAAATTATTGCTCACGTTATGGAATTAAGTTGGGGAGAACTCAGGCGACAATCTGAGAACAACCCCGATCTCTATCGTCCAGAAGCAATTGCTGAGTTGACTCGTAGGCTCTCGCAATACAAGGACCTGGACCGCGATGGAATCATTATTCGTATTGCGGAAGTGTGGGATGATACTAAAAAGACAGTCACTCAAGTAACTTTCGGAGAGGATGCCGATGCAATCGGATGGAAGGATCGAAGATACCAGTACAGAAATGCGAGTTATTCTGCATATAAGAGACGGGTGTATAATGGACCGCCCTGCTTGCTTTACACTGGGGAAAATCCGTTCGCTCACAAGCGAATGCCCATCCTCCATACCGCTTACATCAAAGTTAAGGGAGATACTTATGGGATCGGACTGATCGAGAAGATCAGCGACCTCTCTGAAGGTGTCAATGTCCTTACCAACATGGTTACAGACAACTGGAACCTGGGAATCAACAAACGATATGTCTATGACGTTCAAGTTGATATAGACCATGACCAGTTGGATATGGGCAACGTTCCTGGTGGAAAGATTGGTTGCGTTGGCAATCCGGCTAATGCGATCTTCCCACTCCCTTCATTCGTCCCGCAAGCTGGCGACTATCAAATCATTGACTTGTATCGTGGAATGATTGAGATGGTATCTGGTATTTCGGACTTTTATGCTAAGGGTGTTGGAACACCATCTGGAAACCGCACATCTAGTGGCATCAGCCAGGTTATCAATGAGAGCGGCTATGTCTTCAAGCTACTCATCCGCAATATTGAACTAGATGTCTTGCAGCCTCTCTGTGAGATGGTTGCTAGTATGATTCAGCAATTTGGGACCGACGAGATGGAATACTCAATTACAAATGCCTCTCCGGGTATCCCAAAGTACGGAAGAGTCAAGCTTGAAAGTCTTATTGGAAGTTATGATTTTGATTTTGTTGCAGCTAATTATGCGACTGGAAAGGTCGTAAAGCAGCGCAACTTGATGGCTTTCTATAATATAGCAATGCAAAGTCCATATTGTGTACAGAGCGAATTCCTCCGCGAAATCGCTCGCGCTATGGAAATCCCATTTGCTAACCGGCTGCTCAAGTCCGATCAACAGGTTCAGCAAGAACAGCAAGCTCAGCAGCAACAGCAAGTTGAGATGGCTGTCATGGAGAAGCTGCTTGATACTGAATCGAAGGCCATCGTAGAAAGTTTGAAGAAAAAGGAACCCAATAGTGTTACAACCCATGCGGCTGAAGTCCAAAAGACCATTGAGGATTTCTTAGCTCAAACAGCCGGACTACCCACCGAGCCTGAAGGACCATTACCAACAGAAATCAACAGGCACGTTGGGCAACCAGCAACCGCACAGTTTGAAGGAAGCATCCCTGGCGGAACTGCCTCTGATACAATGCGCGGTTTCTCACAAAGCATGGGGGCCAATAGTTTAGGTACAGCAGGATCAGGTGAATAATAAAATGACAAAATATACCGCAGCAGGCGGATCGCCAGTTCTCGATCCTGCCCATTCTGAGAATCAAAGTGAAGAACTAAATCTCCTGGGCGCTGTTGATATGCCTACTGTCGGTTCCAGTATGACCTGGAAGCTTGATGGTGGTAGTCTCAGCCCGTCTGTTGGAGAGAGTGACCGTCACCCCGAAAAGGAAGTAATACACATCAGAACGGAGGTCCATAGCGATGGCGATTGCCCCTGTTCGTGAAGAGCCATTGATGACTAATCCCGTTGATCGAATTCAGTTTCGAGAGAAGCTGCCCAAGCTTACTGAGCCTCAGATTCATGTTCCAAGGGCTCGTGGTGTTGCTCAGACTTTCTCGAACGCCCAAGGTACACATTTTCAACCAGGATATTTCAAGCCTGAACAATAAAAATAAAAGGAGCATTACAATGAAAGACAGAAAAGAAGGCTGTGGAGGCAAGGCTCATTCCGAGCTTCCAGCGGCTTTCGTACATGAGCACTCACCTGCCCACGGTGTTGGACTCACTTTCGCCGGAGCACATGGATTTGACCATGAAGGTCACAATGTTGCGACGAAGGAAGGGCCATTAGACATCATTGGCGGTGCCAAGGGTGCTGCTGAATTTGATGATCCAAATCGGTAAAATCAGTCTCGGAGGGAGACTCTTATGCTTAAGCGATTGCTTGCTTGGCTGGAACCACAGTCAAACATTGTATATCGAATAGTAGAACTACCTGAGCAAAGGACCCATTTATCAGGTGGGGATGCTGAAACTCGTTCGTCTATCGCCACACTCTCTTCGCATCCTGGATTCGTTGCACTTCTTAATAGGTTGGCTGTCCAGAATGCAGCTTTGAAAGGGCGATTAGATCATTCATTTCATAAGGACTTACGAGAAGTTGACATCCTCCAAGCTGGTGTTTTTTGGTCAAACTGGCTCAGGTCAGAACTCGAACGCGCCACTGTCGGAGCACCACAAGGACGGCAAGTTGATCCAATGGAAGAAGAGTTGGCAGCTTTCCGGGCTATTGATGCTCAGATAGAGCGAGTTGGAGAGGGTGAATAAGTTTCACAGGACCACCTAAAAGGGTCCTAGTTGTTAGTCAAGCAGCCACAAGCTGCAAAGAAGTAAATCTAAAGTCCCACAAGGAACACAGATGCCAGATAATCCAAATCAGCAAATTAGCCAACTAGCGCCGGGTGGTGTTATTCAATTAGAGCATCCTCCGGCTGCTCTCGACGATGCGACGTTCGATTCGCTATTCCCGAGCGATGGAGTGTCGCAAGTTGCGGCTCCACAACAGCCACGACCAGTAGCACCACAGGGACCAGCACCACAGCCTCCGGCACCACAACCCGCGCCTGTACAACCAGCCGCGCCTTCTCAGCCATTCATTAAGGCTGAAAGGAGTGTTTACAATACACCTGAAGCTGCGGTGGAGGGCATCAATCAAAAAGATGCTCTTATCGAGAATATGCGTCAGAGGTACGCTCTCGTTACTGGAGTTGACCCCGTAACCGGAAAGCCTATTGCTCCACAGACAGCGGAACAGGCTCCAAACTACTACAACCAGCCGAACAAGTATCTTGATGACTTGTATGCGGCTGCTAGGCAGGGCGGACCTGAAGCCTATAGAGATGTCCAGGCGAAGTTCATGCTTGATACTTTACAGCCTCTCCAGCCACTCATACAACGAATGGCGAAGGAACAGGCCGTTGAGCAACTCTCTACTGAAATCCCGGATGTTAAGGAGTACATCAGCACCCCTGGTTATCGGAAAGCATTGGAGGCCAACTCTCAGTTAAATGAAGCTATCTCCATAGCGGAATCAGATATTCGATTCCACAACCGCCTTCCAGAGCTATACAAAACAGCCTACTGGACGGGTAAGGGGATGCAATTGCCCGATCTATTGCGGCAGAATCAGACTCAACAAGTTCAAACTACTCAAGTCCCGGTTAGAACAACTCTTCAACCCACCACACCTGCATTGCCTACACAGCAAGCTGCTCCCACCTTTAGATCAATGGAAGGAATAAAGGCGATCATTGCAGAAGCAGAAGGGCGAGGCGTGAAGTTGGATTTCTAAACCATCCTTGGGTTAAGGATAGGTACAATGTTAAATCAGTTTCTTTCCCTCGTCGGGATGCTACTTGGTATCGGTGATGATGTTGTGACGGTCGTTACTGGCACCACGGGTGTTCCTGGCGCTGCTGGTTCACTTGCGAGTGACCAACAGGTTTACTTCTCGGCCAAGTTGCTCGAAGTTGCGGTCTTAATGACTGTGCTGGATCAGTTTGGTAAATTTCTTATTGCCAAACCTAAATCTCTTCTAAATACCTTGGAAACCCTAAGTTAATAGGGTAATCAGAGGCAAGTGACGTGAATCAAATTGAATTGGCTACCCTCGCGGGGTTCTTTGCTGGAGAAGGTAGTTTGACCATCTCTGGTGGAAAATTGCCAACGCTATATGCAGCAGTCGGCAACACAGAAAGAATTTGGATTGATTTGTTTCATTCAAATTTCGACGGAACATGGTATATCGAAAAACCAAAGTATCAGGGTGCAAAGAACATCTTCCGTTGGCGTGTTGCTGGTAATCATGCTGTGAAATTCCTAACAGCGATTCAGCCTTATCTTGTGGGCGAGAAGGCAGGTCAGTTGAATTTAGCATTAAAATTTCAATCTATTAAAAATAAGATTGAAAATCGCAATGCTGGATTTTCTACTGAAACCCGTCTCGAATTAGATAAGTGCCGCGAAGAACTTCGCAATTTACGTCGTACAGCCGCAGAGACTAACCGAAGAGACGCTACACCCCTAGCGAAGTGATAGTCCGAACCTGTAAGTAATTACAGAAAATGGTCCTACGGATAAGGATCCGATCCCCTCGAACTCTTCCAAGACGATTCAATTCAACCGCTTGGAAAAGCTTTCAACTTCAACAACGCCGACTCAGTTGACTGAAGGTATTCCACCGGATGCCATCGGTCTTCAGATGTCACAATATCAGGCAGTTGCAGAACAGTATGGTATAATTCTGCGGTTGTCTGATCTTGCAGAACTCACGTCGAAGCATGACGTGGTTGGTCGAGCACTCTATGTTCTCGGCTTGCATGCTGCGGAAACGTATGATATCTTAATCTTCAACGTTCTCGCTGCTGCTAGCAACGTTTATTATCCCAATAGTAAGACCTCTTCGGCAACTCTAGTAGCCAGCGATAAGGTTGGCTATGTTGATCTTACTGCTCTCCATGCAAACTTGATGGATCAAGGCGGACGGCCATTTGATGATGGCGATTATGTGTTCGTTGTTGCTCCACAGGTTAACGCTTCAATGCTGCAAGACCCAGACTTCAAGGCTTCAAACCAGTTCGGCAAGCCCGAGCGAATTTGGCGCGGTGAGGTCCAGGAACTCAGTGGTTGGAGAATCGTCAAGACGAACGCCCCAGGATTTGCCTATGTAGCTCAGACGACTTCAGGCTATGCTGACAAGGTGTTCTACAGCTTTGCAATCGCACGGAATGCTTATCAGATTTCTGATTTGCAGAATCTTCGTGTGTATGCGGCTGCCCCTGGCGGACAGACTGACGTTTTGCAACAGAACCGGAAGATCGGTTACAAGTTCGCTTTCAAGGCGATCATAACCAACCAGAACTGGATCACGGCAGTTATCAGCGCTGGTCAGAATACCAAGAATCACGCGTAATTGATTTGGTTTCAAGCTGAATGAGGGTGGACAACCCGCCCTCATTCTTCTAATCCTACAAGGATAAGGGGTATTGAAATGGCTGATACTATCAGCAAAGCAGTAGTTACAGCAGTAGCACCAGAAGTTGACAAGTCAAATTGGGAATGGGTGGAAGTTCCTGAGCTAGATTCTTTTGGTACGCCCCATTCCGGCGTCTCAGTAAACTTTGAGCAGTTTCGCCCTGGACGGCATTTTCTAGCACCAGAACTAGCTTTTACAGTCAAGGACTTGCTTCTGAAGAAACTCCGAGCCGATCAGCGAGTGTTCCAGAAGAACACCGATCAGGTTGCTCTGAGACTCATGCAGAAGAATGGTCCTCAGAAGAAAGGATAACATGATAGAGTTCGTTCATCTACTCGTTCAAGTCTGTAGTGTTGTTATCCTCTCGTTCTTTGCTGGCATTGGTTTCTATGCTGGAAAGAGACTCATGGGGGAGTAAATGTGGACCTATGTTGTTAGCACAGGTCAAATGTTTCGTAACGATGGAACACTCTTGGCTACGGGTTATTCTGGTGGTTGGGGTGGTATAGCTGCCGACAAGAATAACCCTGCTGCCGAGAATATTCCTGATGAAGGACCCCTCCCTGAAGGGAATTGGACTATCGGACCACTCTTCTATGATACCGAGATGGGCTGCGCTGATGTTATGAGATTGACACCAGACCCAAGTGTTGATCTAAAGGGTAGGACAGCAGTTGGATTCTTGATTCATGGAGATAGCCGTAAGCTCCCAGGATGGGCTAGCAAGGGCTGCATTATCCTGCTAGATGCAGCTAGACAGGAAATTGGGAACTCAGGTGACATATATCTAAGTGTTGTAGCTGCAACAAGTAAGGGATAATATGAAAAAGCACATGCAGTTTAATGTTGAGTCGGGTTCAGTTACCACTGTGAAAATCGTATGGGGGCTATCCCTACCAACTTTAATAGGGCTTGTTCTAGTTGGCGTGCCGATGATAGCTTGGATTCTTTGGATTTACATGCATCTACCAAATGAATAAAGCTGAAATAGTTGAGCGAGTGGTTCTTGCTACCGAGATGCCTCGCAGAGAAGCTTCTCTAGCAGTTGAAGCTGTCTGTGATGCCATTATAGATTCTCTCAAGCGTGGAGTTGAAGTGGACCTGAGAGGGTTTGCTACATTCAAGACTCGCAAGAAGCTACCCTATATCCGTAAGAATCCTTTCACTGGCGAACGAGTGAATATGAACGCGAGGACTATTCCAGTATTCATTCCAAGCCAGCGTATGAAGGAAGCACTTAATGATCCAAAGAATCTCCGTGGTTTGGAGGGGTAAATGAGTTTGACAAAGGTGTATGATTTCTTCGGTGGGTTTGGAGAGTTTATGACCGTCACAGCCCTTGCCGCAGCGATTACTCTAGCTGCTGTAGGTAGGCTTGGTGGTGCATTTGCTTCAGCTCTTATAGCAATTGGTGGATGGGGCATCATCCACGACCAGCTTTCTCAATGGAATGATAGACAAGATCACAATGGCCACCAATCCTAGCGAAATCCAGAAGATCGAAGCCGACGTTGCGAAGGTCTATACGTTTGGCAAGTCTCATGCCATACTTGCCGTTGCTCTAATTGTATCGCTATTCGTCGGCGTGTATCTATTTGATAGCAAGAGAGCTGATAAAGCCGATGCTAGGGCTGCCTTATCTGCTGAGCAAGCCAAAGAGAAGGATGCTCTTAATATCCAACTTCAAGCCCAAAACCAGCAACTTCAGATCAGCTTAGCTAATAGTGAAGCTCAGCAAAAAGAGACTGCACAAGCTCTTATAGCTGCTGCCCAGGCCCTTCAAGCCGCTGCTAAACAGAAAGTAGCAGCCGTTCCTACCCTTACTGCTCCGGCTCTAGCTGTACAGTGGGGCCAGGAAGCTCAGGAACCCGCTCCGGCTATAGATAGTCAGGGGATATTTCAGGTTCCTCTACCGCTTGCTCAGAAATCCTTGGTGGCTCTTATCGAAGTCCCGGCTCTAACTCAAGCTAACCAGAAGCTTCAGGATGCTAATACCAGTCTAACAGGAGCCGTTCAGGATGCTGACAAGCAGCTTGTCTCAGAGAAGACTGCTCATTCCTCTGATGCAACTACCTGTGTCGTGGACAAGAAAGCTCTTAACGATCAGATTTCAGCGTTGAAGAAAACGAATGCTCGGAGGAATCTTAAGTACATGATCTTTGGAGGGGCTATCATCGAGGCAGTTAGAATTTACCTGGGAAGGCCCTAAATGTCTTCAGTTCAAGATGTAATCAACAAGGTTAGTCAGGATACCCGGTTGCAGTTGTCTGCTAGTGCTGCTCCTGGACAGCAAATCCTGATTGATTATACTAATCGTGTTCATAAGCAAGTATTGCGTTTCTCTCGCTGGCCGTTTATGATGTCGGAGAATCAATACTTTATGACCTCTCTGGCTCAAACGGATTACTGGATTGGGCCATCTAATCAGTGTCCAGGAAGCACCGTCAACACGAACCTTAATCTATCAGACGTTGCTATCATCAAAAAGAACTCCGTCCGAGACATCTCAAATGATCGTGCCCTTCAGTCAGTAAGTGACCAACCGATTGGCCCTAGCCTAAACTATCGTTCAGGCCAAACTCGTCCAGCACAGCCAGGGACGTTCTTTCAGGACAGTGAGAACGATCCAAATATCCTTCATATCTACCCTGGCGCTGACAATGCTAATACCTTCCAGCCTGTCCCAAATACTCCTATTCTAACTACTGTTGTCTCTGGTGCTCTGGCCCAACGAGTTTACTATGCTCGGATAACCTTTGTTGATTCTCTTAGCGGAGAGAGTACAGGTAGTGGGCTTGGTGCCAAGCTACTGATTCCAGCTAACAGTCTGTGCCAAGTTATATCCCCAACTCTTGACTTTGATATGACAGCCAGTGGTGTAACATATGGCTGGTACAATATCTACATAGCTACAACTGAAGGTTCTGAGACTCTCCAGAACACATCGCCTATTCCCCTTGGAACCAACTGGACTGAGCCTGGAACTGGATTGATAACTACTGGTGTTGCTGTTCCTGTTCAGAATACTCTCGAACAGATGAAGGGCTATATCATTAGCTTCCGATACTATAAGGCTCGAAAAGTTCTAGCTAACACTACCGATCAGCTTCAGGTTCCTGATAAGTATCAGGACGTGGTTGTTCATGGTGTGGATGCGCTTGTCTCTCGATTCTTAGGGCAAGCTGAAGCATTCCAAGCTTTTACTGAAGCTTATAAGGGTGGACTTACTGAAATGATTTGGGATAAGAACCTCTTCCCAGATACAGACTTTATCCGGCCAGATGTCAATACTTATGTCAACCAACAGATACTTGGTGTTTGGCCTGCATCGTTCTAAACTATGCCTGATACTACTATTGAACCAGTCAATGTCGGATACACCTGGATAGACAGGACTGGACAAACATATCGGTTCAAGCGCAGGACTTGGATTTCTGCGGGGCAGGATGACTGGACTAAGCCACCCGCTCAGAATCCTGATATGTGCCAACAATTAACGAATATCCTTCCCCCGCTAACTAGTGTGCTCCAGCGAAGGTTCGGATATGCTCGTTTCTTCCCTTGTGTAGATACGGGCCTTACTTCTGGTGCCGATCACGTTTCGGCTCCGTCCACAGCTATCTTTGCAGAACGAATGATGCTGTATGCATGTCAGGCTGCGTCTATTCGAGCCCTGATTGCCTACTGTGCTGATGGAACCGGTGTGGCTTCATCTACAAATACCATCTCATACTGGAATGCGGCTGGTGCTCTAACTAATATTTTTACTCCCTCTGCTGGAGCATCTATTCCATTCCTAATCAACTCCCGAGATTGGGCATATATGATAGATGGTATTCCTGCTGATAGGAAGAAGTGGAACTATCTATATGGCCTTTCAAACTGGGGGATAGCTGCTCCTATTACACCGCCTAATATAGCTGTAACTGCTTCTGGTATATCCGGTGCATGGTCAGCATCTACAGTATCTTCAACGTTTGGTATAACAGTTGATACTAATAATAACGTTCAGCAACTTGTAAGTGTTAATGCAACTGGAAACAATACTGGTGGAGTGGTTGGAACTAGTGGTCCGGGTTCACCTAATTGGAATCAAACCCCAGGTGGAACGACCTCAGATAGCCCTATAACCTGGACGAACAAAGGTCCGATTGGTATCTGGATACAGAATCACTTCTACGATGAAGGCCACTATAGTTACGGAACAGCAGCTAATCCAGCCATAATTTATGATCCTGAAACCCAGGCTCTCTACTTTAATAATCAAGGTGGTGGTGGAACATCTGGAGCGACCTATCCTGGATTCAATCCTACAGTTGGGGCTATTACACCAGATGGTACTGTTCGTTGGGAATTTCTAGGATTCATTCAGGTTGGAACAACTCCTGCTCCTGTTACTGGTGCTTGGGCTCCCTCAACATACTATATGACATGGGGAGCTACCAACAATTTCCAAACTTGCGCCGTAGTAGAACCGACCAGTCCTTTTGCTGCCTACAACCCCACAACGAATGCTTTCAATCAACCAGTTTATCTCCAAGCTGCGACCGTTGGTGGTACAACTCCGGCTACTGAATCTGGCTTGTATTGGGCACCTACAGCCGGGCAATATACAGATGATGGGCAACTTCGCTGGCTGAACATGGGATTGAAGACATACCCCGCGCATACACCAATAGTTGCTTGGACACCTGGATCAACAACCTTTGCTGTTATT